TTATTGATGGTTGCAATGCGTGGAAGAGCAGGTCAACAACTTGGGCAAGGTTTCTCTGGTAAGAAAACCCAAATGGGTATCAAGATGTCCTCAGCAGTCAAACAAGTAGGATGCTCAAATTTAAAGGTACTAATTGAAGATGATAAGTTAGCAATACCAGACTATGATTGTATTGCTGAGTTGACTACCTTCATTCAAAAGGGACAAACATTCCAAGCGGAAGAAGGTTGTAATGACGACTTAGCAATGTGTATGGTGATTTTTGCGTGGATGACCATGCAACCATATTTTAAAGAATTGAATGACAATGATGTCAGGGCAAGAATTTATGCAGATCAACGTGAAGCAATTGAGCAAGACATGGCACCTTTTGGATTTATGGATGATGGACTAGGATCCGATTACTATAAAGATGCGGAAGGGGATGTTTGGACAACCGCAGAATACGGCGATAAATCATATATGTGGGAGTATAGGTAAAGTTTCAAAAATATAAATAATCCTAGACATTCGATGAACCGTTTTCTAGGAGTTATAAACATGAGTGCATCAAATCAATTGTCCCCAGGTGTAGTAATCCAGGAAAGGGACCTCACTACGGTAACAGCTCCCGTAGGTTTAAACGTTGGAGTTTTAGCTGCTCCTTTTACTCAAGGTCCAGTAGAGGAAATTGTTGAGATTGCTTCTGAAAGATCCTTGGTAAACATTTTTGGTGAGCCAAATGATTATAACTATGAATATTGGTTTACCGCTGCACAATTTTTATCTTATGGTGGTATCTTAAAAACTATCCGTATTGCAGATGATGCACTTAAGAATGCTGTCGATGCTGGTACAGCACCACTAATCAAAAATCTTCAAGATTACGAAACTACCTACGAGGGTAGCAATTCAAACCTATTCACATATGCATCTCGTTATGCTGGCACTTCTGGAAACTCTATCGGTATTTTTGTAACCGATGCTGGTCCAGACCAAATCCTCGTATGCCCCGCTCCTGGCAGTGGTAATGAGCATGAGTTTGTAGAAGATGAGGCTGTTAGTGCTGCTTCTGGTGCTGCAGGTAGAGTTTATAAGTATGCTCTCCGTTTAACTTTAACAAGTGTTGTTGGATCATTTACTCCTGGTCAGGCAACTACAATTTCAATTGGAGGATCTCCAGAGACGGTTAATGTTTTGGCGTGGGATTCTGCCAATAGATACTTAGAAATTTCCCTTCCTGGTGGGGGCGTTACTGGAATCATCGCTGATGGATTAGTTGTCACTCAAGGCAGTAATTCTGGAACAATTGCAACTTCTGGTATTGAGCGTCGTTTGTATGTTGGACTGGACGATGCTAGCATTTCCTTTGCTGCTAATGATGTAGTAGCGGATACTAATGCAACAAACGTAACAGTATCATCGGTTCGCTCTGAGTATGCTGAGCGCGAGTATCTTCCTGGATCCAAGTGGATCAACGTTGCACCTCGCCCTGGCACTTCTCTGTTTGCAAACAATGTTGGTGGATCTAACGACGAATTACACATTGTTGTAGTTGATGTTGATGGCGAAATCACTGGTAATCCTGGTTCAGTCTTAGAAAGATTTGTTGGAGTTTCTAAGGCGTCTGATGGTAAGTCTTCAGTTGGAGAAGTCAACTATTACAAAGAAGTTATTAAGCAACGCTCCCAGTATCTCTATTGGGGTCATCACGAAACCGCTGATTTTGCTGGAACTGCTGGGCAGGCGTCAGCAGGTGATTGGGGTCAATCTGGTTTAAACCGTCGTTTTAACTTACTCCGCTCTACTGCTGGCACAACTGCATATCCTTCTGGTGCTATCACCATTGGATCCAAGAGCAATGCAACATTCTACTATCGTCTTGCTAATGGTGTAAACTACGCTACATCAACTGGTACATTTGCAATTACCAATACAAATCTCGGTACTGCATATGCATTAGTTGACGATCCAGAATCACAAACCATTGATTTTATTCTTTCTGGACCTGCAGGTGCGGACGATGCTGCTGCTATTGCTAAGGCATCTCTCATCATTAACATCCTTGAAGAGCGTCGTGATTGCCTAGGATTCTTCTCACCCAAGAGATCTGATGTCATTGGACTTACTGATACGGATGCAATCACAAGAAATATGGTCGATTATTTCGATCAAATTCCTTCAACTAACTATGGCGTATTTGATTCTGGTTACAAGTACATTTACGATAAGTACAATGATGTTTATCGTTATGTCCCATGCAACGGTGATGTTGCTGGTCTCTGCCTACAGACAGCAGAGGTTGCAGAACCTTGGTATTCTCCCGCAGGATTCTCTCGCGGTGTCTTAAGAAATGCAATTAAGGTTGCATTCTCCCCCAATAAGACTCAGCGCGATACATTATATGCTTCTCGCATCAATCCAGTTGTTGCTTTCCCAGGACAAGGAATCATCCTCTTCGGTGATAAGACTGCTCAAGGTTTCGCGTCTGCATTTGACAGAATCAACGTCCGCCGTCTCTTCCTTGTTATTGAAAGAGTTATCGGTAATGCTGCTAAGACTCAACTCTTTGAGCAAAATGATGAGGCACAGAGAAATCTATTCCTCAACATCGTTGAGCCTTATCTCCGTGATGTCCAAGGTCGTCGTGGTGTAACTGATTTCCTCGTCAAGTGCGACGAAGAGAACAACCCCGCTGATGCTGTTGATCGTGGTGAATTCTATGCCGAGATCTATGTTAAGCCCACGCGCACGATTAACTACATCACTCTATCCTTTGTCGCAACCCGAACGGGTGTTGCGTTTGAAGAAGTCGCTAACTGATAGCAAAGGGGTCCGAAAGGACCCCTCAAAATTTTCATTTATCTAAATATTAACGACGGAGGCACTACGAAAAATGGCAATCAGAGGCACAATTGATGATTTTAAGGCTAGTGTAGTAAATGACTTTGCTAGACCTAATCTATTCCAGGTTGATTTAAACTTTCCAACCGCAATCATCAACAATTCAGACTTAGCAACTTTCGGTAAATTTACCGTTAGAGCTGCAAACTTACCCGCATCTCAAATTGGTATCATTGAAGTACCATTCAGGGGTCGCACACTCAAGATCGCAGGTGACAGAACCTTCGAACCTTGGACAATCACAATTATGAATGACACTAAATTCACGCTGAGAAATGCGTTTGAATTATGGTCTTCTGCTATCCAATCTTACAATGAAAACTATACTGCTGCAGGCACCCTTGGTGATGCATCAGATACTACTGGTTACTTTGCTGACATGAGTGTCCACCAGTTAGCACGAGATCTCAAGGATGGCGAAGCACCTAACGTGCTCAAATCATATAAATTCTACAACGTATTTCCAAGCAGCATTTCTGCAATCGATCTTGATTACGGAAACAATGATGCTATTGAAGAGTTTACTGTTGAATTACAGGTTCAGTATTGGACTCCAATCACAGCAACCAACACAGGTAACTGAATTTAAACCCTGATAAATATATCAGGGAATTAATTTATAGCACATAATGTCGTCTCAACTATTTGGTTTTTCGTTGGAACGTGCTAAGAAGGTCCCCAAGGGACCTTCTTTTGTACAAAAGGATAATCTAGATGGATCGCAACCTGTATCTGGTGGTGGTTACTATGGTTATACCGTAGATTTCGACGGGACCGTTCGTAATGAATATCAACTAATTTCTCGTTATAGAGAAATGGTTTTGCAACCAGAGTGTGATAGTGCAGTTGATGATATTGTCAACGAAACTATCTGCGGAAACTTTGATGATGTCCCAGTAGAGGTAGAATTATCAAACCTCAAAGTATCGGATAAAATTAAAAAATTAATCCGTGAGGAATTTAAAGAAGTTCTTCGCCTTCTAGATTTTGAAAATCGCTCATATGAAATTTTCCGTCGTTGGTATGTTGATGGAAGATTATTTTATCATAAGGTAATCAATCCAGAAAATCCTAGAGAGGGTTTGATTGAATTACGCTATATTGATCCTCGTAAGATCAGAAAAGTTACAGAGCATGAGCAAAAGAAACCCGAGCAACTTCGTGGTGCTCCATTGAATGAAGCTCTAACATCAAAGTCCGCAGAGTATTTTCTATACGACCCAAAGGGTCTTAAAAATGCTACCAATCAGGGATTGAAAATTGCACCAGATTCAGTTTGCTATTGCCATTCTGGCATCATGGATCTCAACAAAAACATGGTGCTGTCCCATCTCCACAAAGCAATCAAAGCGGTAAACCAACTCCGTATGATTGAAGATTCTCTGGTTATCTATCGTTTGAGTAGAGCACCTGAGCGTAGAATTTTCTATATTGATGTTGGTAATCTTCCCAAGAATAAAGCAGAGCAATATCTGCGCGAAGTCATGGGTCGCTATCGTAACAAACTTGTATACGATGCCAACACTGGTGAGATCAAAGACGACAAAAAATTTATGTCGATGCTGGAAGATTTTTGGCTTCCTCGTCGTGAAGGCGGTAGAGGCACAGAAATCACAACTCTTCCTGGCGGACAAAACTTGGGTGAATTGGAAGACGTTAAGTATTTTCAAAAGAAACTTTACAAAGCACTCAATGTCCCTTCGTCTCGTTTAGAAACGGAAACTACTTTTAACATTGGTCGTGCTGCCGAAATTACCCGTGATGAAGTTAAATTCCAAAAGTTTGTTGCTCGACTTCGCAAACGTTTCTCTGAATTGTTTACCGATCTTTTAAAAACACAATTAGTACTAAAAGGTATTGTGTCTCTAGAAGAATGGGAGGACATGAAGGAGCACATTCAATATGATTATATTGCGGATAATTATTTTACAGAATTAAAAGAAACTGAAATTCGCAATGAAAGATTGAATCTTGTTAGCGCAATGGATCCTTTTGTTGGTAAATATTTCTCGGTCGAATACATTCGCCGTCAGGTATTAAAACAAACGGATAGAGAAATTCTTGAAATTGATAAGCAGATTGAATCCGAAATGGAAGCAGGGCTTATTGCTGATCCAAATGCACCTATGGAGCAAGAATTGCCAATGGATCAAAGTGGACAACCAATGGAAGCGGAGCAACCAGAGGCAGAACCATTTACTCCAGAAGCACCTTCCACAGGTGATCAAAAAAGAGCGGAATTCTAAATAATAAATAATTCATATTATTGTAATTAATTATGCCTTCTGAATTTGCACAACAAATTGTTGATCGTATTTTTGCGGATGAAAAAGCATTGGCAATTGATGCCACCAATGATGCTTTGAGCGCAACAACTTACGATTTAATTCAACAGAAAAAATTGGACTTCGCTAAATCCATGGGATTTGATCTTGGCGATACTGCTCAAGATTCTGCAGATGAAATTGAAGATTCACTAGCAGATGTTAGCGATTCTCCAGAAGACGTTGAAATTGAAGGGCGTATGCCACACGATCCACCAGAAGAAACTACCGAAACCGAGGACCCCGAAGATGAAACTGATCGCTGAAGAAATTACTCAAGTAGAATTTATTGCTGAGGAAACTGAAGGCAAGAAGAATTACTTCATCGAAGGTATCTTCTTACAGGCAGAGCTTCAAAACCGCAATGGTCGCATGTATAAGTTACCAACTCTACAGCGCGAAGTTGCTAAATATGATGAGAACTACATTCAAAAAGGGCGTGCCCTTGGCGAGTTAGGTCATCCCGATGGTCCATCCATCAATCTGGATAGGGTGTCGCACAAGATTACCTCTCTCAAAGAAGACGGAAATAACTTCATTGGTAGAGCAAAAATTCTTGACACTCCCATGGGCAACATTGCTAAAAACCTTCTCGATGAAGGCGTCAAACTTGGCGTATCTTCCAGAGGAATGGGATCTTTAGTTAAAAGAGAAGGATGCAACATTGTTGCAGACGACTTTATGCTTGCCACTGCTGCTGATATTGTAGCAGATCCTTCTGCTCCCGATGCATTTGTTGACGGTATCATGGAAGGAAAAGAATGGGTTTGGGATAATGGAATTCTGAAAGAAGCACACATTGCTGCTATTAAGAATGAAATTGACCAAGCAACTCTTATCAATTTGCAGGAGCGCAAAATTTCCGCGTTTTCCAAATTTTTAAAGAGTTTGTAATTTATAAATAAACATAGACAAACAAATGCTAAACGGAGTAGATCAAATGTCTGAATCCCTCGACAAAGAGTTAGATAACATGGAAACAGTGGCCGAAGGTTCTGATCCCGTCACCAAAAATGCTAAGCCTGGTGAAAAGATGGACACCTCTAAAGGTGGTGCTAAAAAGGTGATCGATGTAACTTCGGATTCTGAAGAAGGTGCAAAAGGTACTAAAAATGCTGGTGCCTCTGCAGCCGCTGTAGTTAAGAAGGCACCAGTTCCTTCCACCAAACCAAGTGATGCATCCGCAAAGATGGAGGAAACGGAAGATGGCGAAGAAGAAATCCTCGCTGAAACCGAGTACGACTTTGCTGAAGATGTTGACGCTCTTGTCGCTGGTGAAGAACTCTCAGAAGAATTCAGACAACGCGCAGTAACAATCTTTGAAGCAGCAGTAACCAATAAGGTTAATGTTGAAGTTGCTGCTCTCCAAGAAGCATTTGAAGCCACCCTCACTGAAGAGGTAGAGGCTATCAAAACAGAATTGGCCGAGAAGGTTGATGATTACCTTTCTTATGCTGCTCAAAAGTGGATGGAAGAAAATGCACTTCAAGTTGAGCACGGTATCAAAAATGAGATTGCAGAATCATTCTTCTCTGGCCTAAAGTCTCTCTTCATCGAGCACAACATGAGTGTGCCCGAAGAGAAATTCAACCTGCTTGACGGCATGGTTGAAGAGCTTGATGAGATGGAAGCTAAACTCAACGAGCAAATCGACGCCAACGTCCAGT